TTTCCTCCAAATGAAATAGATATCTATCATCCACTCCTTTTCCGACATAAAATGGTTCATTCGTATTTGGGTCATAATAGCAATAAACATAACAATCAATTCTATTTCCAAAATTTTCACCAACATGATCTACATTTTTCCAATATCCATCTCTAGCAGCACACGGTAAACATTTTGATTTTCTTTCTATTGCTATTTTTAAAATATACTTATTACAATAATATTGTATTTTACCACATTCTGGACAAATTTTATTAAATTTAGATTTTTTTAAAGACGTATATGGGCTCATACTTTCTCCATTTACCATTTACTTTCATGTAATTTTTACAGAGCGGTTTACCATCTTTCCCGATTCTATTTGAACCCGGCATATTTGCCAACGACATTTTAAGTTTTTCTATAAATTTCATACCTAATGATTCTAAAATCTTACAACTATCCTCTTCAAGTGGTATTTCAATACCCCCATTATAAAAAACATTAGAAACATTCCACAATAAATACCTATCTTTTTTTAAATATTCTACTGACGTTTTTAATGTAGGTTTTAAAAATCCTTCAACCCAATCTTTATAAACTGGAAATTTAATACATGACTGCGTTTTATCTTCGCTATACTGCTCCTTACTAAAAAACGGAGGTGAAGTAAACACCAAATCCAACTGTCCCTTGTATTTCTGAAACTTCTTATTTTTTCCAATTACCTCAGATCCCAATTGAAATACTTCAAAAGTATGTACTGGCTCACACCAACCCCATTTAGGTAATGCATCATTAATAAATTTAGCAAGATATGCATAACGTGTCATACTCAATTCAGAAATATAATTATCCTGATTCGGGTCAGTACCCACATAATTAATTTTTCTATCATCTAATACCGTCATCGCACCAGCAATTCTTCCACCCCAACCGGCCGACGGGTCGTAGATATTAATTACCGGTTGCTTCTTAATATCCTCTGTGTACTTTTCATACAAATACTTTGCAATCATTGGAGGGAAATTAACTGCCACTTGAATAAATCCAATTTTGAAGGCAGTGAACCCCAATGGAAAAATTCGAGTATCTTTCTTATAAAAACGAATATGATATTGTTCCGTATCTTTTAATTCCATCGCTAATGTTCCTAATGTATTTTCTAATGAAGAATCACCAGCAATAAAATCACCATCTAAATTAAATTCAACTAAATTAGTTAAATTTTCTCTAACAATTATACCCAAATGAACCAACTCCAAAATTTCTTCCTTAGATAACCAAAGGAATTTTGAAAGATCAATAGAAGTATAACCACTACCCAATTCGCCAGCCTCTGGTGGTTCTAAACGATTCAACCAATATCCATATTCACCAAATTTTACAAAATCTCTTTTAAATAACTGGACCCATTCTTTTCCAGTTTTAGCAGGTACTAATCCAAGTGTACTATTAATAGGAATACTACAAGAATACCGATAAAATGAATCTCTCCTAAAGTGTCTCCTACCACCCTTTTGCATCCTATTCCTAAATTTATCATTAGCAAACAAATCATAAACAGAATAACCATTAAAACCACCTTTATCAGTTATTTTTGTTTGATAATTAATTTTTGCCTTCATCATAGTAGGGAAAAAACTATTCACGCAAGACCCCATATAACCATCATTTATGATTACATTTGCTTTACCATCTAATTCATCAATATATGGTTTTGTTGCACCAGATTTAGGTGTATATAATGAAATGGTTTTACCAGGAGTACCACTCATTTTTCTGAATTCTTCTTGCATTTCTGATTCAGTTTTACCATCAAGTGGTGGGATCCCATATTTGTCCCATACTTCAAGGACTCTGGTCCTCATTTTATCAATCCAAATTTCCACTTGATTATCCGTCATCAATAGGAGTTCATTGAATGTTATATTAATCTCCGGATCATCTAAGATATAAGCATTTCTATCGTAAAAGTATTTCATTGTTCGATCACCGAAAATCCATTCTCCATTATAAATTTAATATTATTAGAAAACTTATCAATCAAAAGATCCCCCTGTGGACTGATAACAAAAATGTTAGTATTTTGGCTTAAATTTTGTAGTAATTTAAGCAGGTCCTCAATTCCACCAGAATCAAGGGATGCCTCAAATATCTCATCCATCACTAACAAATTTGTATCTGCACTATTTTTTAGTTTAGAAATCGCTCGCCAAGTGAACAATAAAGATAAATCTATTCTTAATTTTTGACCTTCACTGAGTTGGTAATACGTGCGCTCTTTGCTGCCCCGGATATGTATAATTTCTTTAAAATTCTCATCCAAAGTGAAATTAGCAAAAAAATCCATTTCAGCAAGGTATTTGTTCACATACTTATTAATTATAGGAATATACTGTCTGATAATTTTAGTCTTAATTCCAGAATCCTTCAGCATCACCGAAACAATATCCAAGCGGTGCTTTCGTGTAATAATATTATCCCTCTGTAAAGTCAATTCATCCAATTCAACTTGGAGAGATTTTAATTTATCTTCCTGTTCTTTAGTACTTCCACTTTTCTCTTGTAATTCCTGGATTTCTTCATCAACTTTAACTATAAAAGATTCCACAGATCTAATAGAACTTTCCAATATACCAATTTCTTTATTTCGTTCATCTACTATTTTCAAAATACCTTTAATTTCTGTTAATCTATTTTCAGATTTACCTAAATCCTTTTCTAATTTAATTAAAGCAGACTCCAATTCTTTAACCAAACTAGTTTTATTCTTAACCATAGAATTTTTAAAGATATTATCTATTGCCTGTTTACATGTAGGACAATCATTCGTCTCTTGGTAAAATTTCTTTTCTTTTTCTGCTTTATTTTTATTACTTCTTATTTTTTCTTCACTAGATTCTAATTTACGAATCTGTTCCTGAATACTAATATGATCTGTAATTTCTGTTAAGTAATCTGTAATTTCTCTTATTAACTGGCTAATTTCCGAATCTTCTTTTTTAATTTGATTTCTATTTTGTCCTATCAACTTTCGTTTATCAGCAATAGCAGTAACATTATCCGATTTTAATTTCTTCAAATAACTTCGTACTAATGCAATCTTTTCATTTTGCAATTCTATTCCATTGGATAAAGAAATATAGGTATCTTTTAATTCAACAATCCTTGCCTTGAGTGCCACATTCATTGCAGAAAATATTTGAATATCTAATAGATCTTCAATTATATATCGTCTTTCTGCGGTTGTCAACTGCATAAAGGGGGTAAATGATGCACTCCCTAATACCACCACTTGGTTAAATGATTTTTTATTTAATTTAAGTATAGATTGTTCCAGATATTTTTGATAGTCCCTTGCACGCGATTCTTGGTCAATCAATACATCATTTTCATATATTTCAAATATTCTTGGTTTTAATCCTCGCCGGACTTTATAATTCTTTCGTCCCAATTGTAATTCAATTTCAACCAACATATCATTTTCATTTGTATCGTTAACCAACTGCGGCACATTTATATTTCTAAAAGGAACTCCAAAAAGTACAAATGAAAGTGCATCTAATACAGAACTTTTTCCACTACCGTTAATTCCGGAAACCAAAGTAGTAGGTGATTTATTTAATTGAATTTCAGTAAAATCATCTCCAGTTGAAAGAAAATTCTTAAAACGGATTCGTTTAAATGATATCATTTTATTTCCAAATTTTATAATTTACAATACGGCAAATTTGGCTTGAACATATTCCAAATTTTCTAATCAAAAATTTTTGACTACATCCTTGTTGGTATAATAAACGAATTTTATTAATTTCTTTTTGGGTATTTACGGCTGTATGAATTTTTTCTCCCTTTGCTTGTCTTCCCTTTTTATTACGATCATTCATATTATCTTGATTAGTTCCTAAAAATAAATGTTTTGGATTAACACAAGAAGTATTATCATATTTATGACAAACCAATAATCCTTTTGGTATTTCACCAAAATGAATTTGCCATGAAACTCTATGGGCGCCGTGCATTTTAATTTTTTTATTTATTCTAACACCAAATTGTCCGTATCCTTTATTGTTTTTATATGCTAACCATACCCAACAAGTATTTGTTTTGTTAACTTTATTCCAAAAAAGATTTTCATTAATCACAATCACCTATCGCTCCATACTAATAGCTTCTGCATAAAGTATCCTTAATTCCTCTTTAATCTTCCCTTTATCAGTTTCTATTTCAAGGGAATCAACATATTTGTTTAAAATAGTTAAAGTGTCCTCAGCAGTATCCACCACAATCTCTTCATCAGATAAAGATAAATCATCCTCTATTTTAACATCAGCAGGACCAATAGAAAACAATCGTTCCATAAATTTTTCATAATGATTTGGATTATTCCTATTAATGACAATTACCTTAATATACGCACCCTGATACTTGTCTGTAATTTTTCTTAATAATTCTTCCAATGATTTATCTTTATCATCATAAAATATCTTACAAAACATCTTATAAGGATTCTGATAAAAATCCAAATCAAAAGAATCTGTTTCCCACACATGAAATCCTCTTGGATCATTCATATCGGCAAATGTTATCTCGTAAGGGGATCCTAAATAATTAATATTATCTTCAGTTGATTTATGATGAAAATGTCCTGATGCAACCGATTTGAATTTTTTGAACATATCAGAATCAAAACCACTTTCAGATTTTAAACCTTTTTGCATCAAGAAACCCTTTATTTCTAAATGGCCAAATAAAATCTCTGCATTTGTGTCTTGGATCTTTTTAATCGAATCATCATAATTATTATCATTTATCCAGGGAACTAATAGAACTTTGGTATTATCAAACATTACTTCAGTTGTTTTATCGTATATGATGATATTTGGATACTTACTTAATATTTCGGTAACTGAATTAACCTCTGAGGTATTTTTATGATAGATATCATGATTACCCAAAAGACAGTGGACCTTTATATTATTTTCTAATAGAGGTTCTAAGAACATCTTCCGAGTCCTCTGGAGAGTTACGAAATTGAGGAATTTGCGACGGTCGAATAGGTCACCCGGCGATATAATTTCCGTTATATTATTTTTCTTCAAGAAAGGAAAAAATATATCTTTATAGAACTTTTCAAAATAATTCAGAAAAATTGGAGAATCACTACGACATCCAAAATGCTGGTCTGTGATAATTCCTATTTTACTCAAGTTTCCAACCTTTATATTTTTCTTTTTTACCTTCAACAATTAACTGAAAATAATGAGGATTTAAATCATATTTTTCTGCCATATCTGAAGAATTTAAATTTTTATTTTTAACACCTGACGTGTGCACCCAATTAACTTTTAATAATTTTTCTCTTCTCAATAAGGTAATATTTTTTCTTGAAATGATACTATTTATCACATTCAAACCATAAGAAGGATGATTTAGATTATTTATACTATTAGGATTATTTGGATCAAATGCAATTTTCCCTCCTTTCTTTCCTCCTTTTCCATAAGAAGGATGATTTGGATTATTTATACCACTAGGATTATTAGGATCACATATTATTTTTCCATTTTTCCCATATAAAGGATGATTGGGATTATTTATGCTATTAATATTATTTGGATCAAATCCTTTTCTTTGATGTTCCGAATAGCCTTCGGGATCTTTTTCTTTCCATATTTTAATATCTCTTTTCCTATCATCCGAAGAAAATCCGCAAGCACTTTCAGAAACATTATAATATTCAGGATCCTTAGCACAATTTAATTTATCTAACCATTTTTGTTCTGTTTTCTTGATATTTGAAATTTCTTTAACCATCTCTAAAATTTCTCTTTCAAAATTTTCTATACCATATTTTTGAATTGCTAAATTAAATATAATACCAGATCCAATATAATTATCATCTAAAGAACCAACATGTGAACCCACATATTTACGATTATTAATTTTATTTTTCCATCGATATACAAAACCACAATAAATTTTATTAATTTCCATTACATAGACACCAAAAATTTATCAATTCCAGGGCGATCTAATTTCTTAGATCTCATAGTACTCAATTGCTTATTGGCTTTCTTCGTTTCAAAATTAACAATTATATCATTTTTAGCTTCACGTATAAATTTAGTATATGTATTGACATAATCTCCATCATCACCCCCCTGAGTGGAAAAGAAATCAATGGCACTTTCCAAACTCTTTTGTTTTATGTAAGAGTGTACGCCCTCTTTTGCTATCTTTCTTATAAATGCATATATAATTATTTGTGTAAAGTATGCGAAAGGATTATGTGATTTCTTGGGATCAAAATTCTCGAGGTATTGTATTACATTTTGGATTGCATCCCCCACCATATCCTCTTTAAAACTGTAACCACTAAAATTCCCTTTAGAAGCTATGTGGGTCGCCATCTTCAAAAAAACTTCACCAATATATTGATATTCCGGGGTTTGAGGTCTGGCGAATTTTGGACACTCATTTTTTGGCAGGCCCAGGGAAATATAGAAGTCACATAATTGGTCATGTTGTTTTTTGAGAGGTTTTATATATTTTAAATAAGTTACCAATGCCTTATAGAACAGCTTGTTATCTACGTATTTAGTTCTGGCCAATAGGTCCTCCAAGAAATCACTGAATTATCTATTAGTTTAGCACATTTCATATGAATTGTCAACTGTTGAAAACTAAGGAAGTATAAATAATAACGAGGCACTAAATGATACAAAGTCACTTAATGCCTCTAAACGAGAGCAAAAGGAATAAACTTATGCAGACGCCTACAATTATTTATAACAATACCGGAATCTATAAAATTGCAAATAAATTAAATCCAAATCTTTATGTTGGTTCTGCTGTTGATTTAAAGGACCATTGGACAACATATAAAAGAGAATTAAACCAAAATATATTTCATAATATCCATCTCCAGAGAGCATGGAACAAATATGGACCAGATGCCTTTGAATATATCCACTTGGAATATACCGATCCGGAACAACTGGATAGGGTATGGTCGGAGAAACACCAATGTATGGTTATTTTACCTGAACAAAATTGGATTGACAAATACTGGGATTCCGGTTTACTATACAATAGTTGTCCGATTGCTGGATCATGTAAAGGAATAAAACGTGGTCCAAGATCAGAAGAAACCAAAAAGAAAATTGGAGATAGTAATTCTAAAATTACTTGGCAAATTACCTATCCAAGTGGTGAAATTAAAATTATTCAAAATATGGCACAATTTTGTCGTGATAATAATTTAAATAAAGGACATATGTGGTCTATATCCCAAGGAAAACAAAAACACCATAAGGGATTCAAGTGTACTAAATTACCATCATAAAACTATCTTCCCTTTATTTTCATGGGGTTACAAACGAATCCATATTTATTTTCATTTTTTACTTGACAAATACAAAAACCCTTGCTATAATAGTAAATGTATTTACGCCAGAGTATTGGAGTAGAGATTCAAATATAAAATGAAAGCAGTATAAAGTGAAGAAAGAAGGAACATATAAATGATGATAATTATAGGAATCATGGTTGCATTAATGTTTTTTGGATTTAAGAAGGGTTGCCTATTTATACTATTATTAAGTGTAGGCTACATTTTGCTAGTAGGAGGACTATTAGCAGCATACTGCTATCTACTCACACACTAGATAGTTTTACCTTAAACATCTTATATACAAATTTTTCCATATTATAAATTTTAATTCGTTCCATAAAATGCTTTAGAGTATGATTCTTGGCCGACTTATATTGGAAATTATCAGACATATCGTATAAATCCAATTTATCCTTATATTCAGAAGTACGCAGACCCCGTCCAAGGGACTGCAATATCTTTATCCTACTTTTATAAGGACTTGCAAAAATAATATTATGAAGGCGTCTAATATTTACTCCAGTGGACACACATCCATAGGAACCCACCATAATGGCATCATCCTCAGTTTCAATTAATTTCCTAAATTCTTCTCTGTCCTCAGCAGGTACTTTACCTGAAATAAAGAAAACTTTTCTTTTATCTCCAACTTTAGCTTTAATATCATTATACAATATTTCACCATGGCGTCCAACCAATTGAAAAAGAATTAAAGTATTTCCTTTCAAAGATAGAGCCAGATTACGTATAAATTTATTTCTTCCCTTATGTTCTACAATATATGAAATTTCTTCCTGATATGTTGTATTTTTCATTGCTTTACATACTTCATCAGGATAATAAAGCATAAGGCATTTTATTTCCATCTGAGATAAAATACCCTGGTTCATTAATTCTTCAGTGGACGTAACCTTATATACTTTACCAAATAATCCTTCCAATTGTAATTTATGTACTTTTGTTCCATCAAGGGTCCCGGTGGTACCAAAACGATATTGGGCTTTATAAGATTTATTTAAGATGGAAGTAATTGAGGCTGCCTGGGCAAGGTGACATTCATCCCCCAAAATAACATCAAAATCTTTAAAATAATCAATTCCTAATTTATATATTGATTGCCAAGTTCCAATGTATATTTGTTTATCTGAACCTTTATCTTGTCCTTGATATATCAAGTGAATTTGGTCACGAACATCCCAAGTGTCCGCAAAGGAATATTCACCGAAATCAGTATACATTTGTTGAACTAAATTAACAGTAGGTACAATTAATAAAATTTTACCTTTTACCTGTTCTTGATAATATCTAATTAACAAAAACAAAATTACCGATTTTCCTGAGGCGGTTGGTGAAAGAAGTAAACAACGTTTTGATTGTACAGCATGACGAAAGGCATCAAATTGATATTGATGGGGAACCAAAGGTACATAACCGGATTCACGTTTCACATGTAATTTTAATTTTTCAATAAATTCCGTGGCCTCTTGAATAGAAAATTCATCTTCAATATCCAAGTCACCATCATTATATTCTATTTGATATTCATGTAATTTTGCATATTCTATAATGTGTGGTAATAGACCTACATAAATTTCACCATTATTTTTATTGTAAAGATGAATTTTACCATCCCAAAATTTCATTTTGAATTTTGGCATGAATCTGTAACCATTTACAAAGAAACTAAAAAAATCCCAAAGAGACATAATTATATCATCATTTGCAAGGACTTCTAAATAGGTTTCATTTTTCTTCCGAATTAGTAATGTTTTATCTGGAATCATTATAAAATTATTTATTAGATTAATAAATTGAGGCTGGTATGTAATCGTGTATCCGATACTTTATTGGATCAACGCCCCGCGAATAGACTTGCCAGATATGACGGCTCCTGGTGTGAGTACCGAGCCCACACGACAGCGCGGCTGTCCGCATTCTACATCCCTGCAATCGACCCCAGCATCCCAAGCGTCAGTCTTCCATTCGCGCAGAACGGCACGGCCCCCACCGCTTCTCCGTCGTGGCCGGAGCACCAGA